AAGGGTAATTGTAATAATAGTATACATAAATTTAAATCAGAACAATGAAAGTATTAATATTGATAACTTGGGTAGTTGCCCTTATTTACATATTTATAAGAGTAATACAAATTAATAAAAGTAATAGAAACATTTAAATCAAAACAATGAAAACAGCAGTAGAATGGTTGGTTGAAAAGCATTTTGGAAGTATAGAAAATTGCAGCCCTAACTTTAGAAACCATATTGAACAAGCAAAAGAAATGGATAAAGAGAGGGTAATTGATTTTGCTAAAAAGTTTTCTGATTTTAATGGTTTGACTTTTAATGAAAAAGAAGTTTCTAAAGAATATTTAGAAAAGTTATATGATGAATACTACAATGAAACATTTAAATCAGAATAGAATGAAACACATTAATGAAATAAAAATAGATGGTGAAGGTAAATGGAATAAACAATTTAACCTTTGCTCTGAACTATTTATGAAAGCACAAGATGAATCTTTAACTGAAGAGGAAAGAAAGAACTATTTAGATAAATGGTTTGAAGAAAGACAAAGATTAGAACTTGGAATTTATTAACCTTTAAATCAGAAGAATGAAAGAATTTTTTAAAAGATTATTTTGTAGACATATTTGGGAACAACAAGTATCTCTTTATAATGGTTATGAAACAATAATAGTTTCAGTATGTAAAAAATGCAAAAAAAGAGTAAATAACCTTTAAATCAGAAGAATGAAAGTAATAATTGAATTTACAGATGAAGATGCTGCATCTGATGCTCAGGTAGCATTAGATGGGTGGAAGTGGAAATCTGCAATATGGGAACTAGATCAATACTTAAGAGCTGAAATTAAGTATGATGAGAAGCTATCTACTGAAGTAATAGAAGCTTATGAAGAGTTAAGAGAAAAGATCCGGGAGATTTTATCTGATAGTAACCTAACAATGGAATAGCTATGAAAACTATACTTGAATTTCTAGTCTTACTTATTGTTAGTTGTGTATATAAAGACCTAGATTAGTATGACACTTAGAGAAACAGAACTGATAGGTAAGAAGCTTGTGAAGTATGGATTTTATAGATCTAGAACCAATCACTACAATTATACATTTATTGATTCTTCTATAAATATTAATGTTGAGTTCAAAAAATATTTTAGTACTGTTTGGGTAGCAAATTTTACTCATGATTTTGATTATCATACAAGAGTTATATTTACAGAACATGCTGTAGGATTTACTCCTCAGTGGTTAGTAGAAGAAAATAAAAAATTACAAGCAATGTTTAAATTTTTAAGATCATGATAAAATACTTTAAAGATTTAAAAATTAGAAATCTAATAGAACACATATGCCATGAGCATCATAGTGTATGTAAAGTAGAAGATAGTAATATGGGTTACTTGTGGTATATGTATACCTACGGTAATAAAAAAGGAGAATTTAGACCCTTTATTTTTCTATCTGAGTTAAACTTATTAGTAAAGACAGGTTATATTACAGAAGATGAGAAACAGAACATGCTAGGTATGTTACTTAGTACTGATGATGACAATGCTCATCTTACTGGATATTCTATACTTACATTAAGAGCTAAGAGAATGGAAGAAATGGGGTTATGGATCCTTGAGAATGAAAAATATAAAGATGTTAACTACACTAGGGATATTGTTAATCCGGAAATGTTTTTAAGACCTGTAACACCTTATACATTATGACAGAAGCAGAATTAATTGAACTGGACTTTGAAATATCTATTATAGAGAATAAAGAAAGTCAAAATGGATATGATTACTATTTTTACCACAAAGAAATTTGTGATGACTTAGTATTATATAGTACAGATAGTATTGATGTTAAAGATAACAACTGGACACTTAAGTGTTATGAGCTTCCCTCAGTAAGAATTAGGACTATGGAACATTATTTACAGTTTGTTGAAGTATTAAAGAATGTAATATGTATAGCGGAAAATTAATTAAGAAAGATGGCAAACTGATCTATCATGAACCAACAGACAAATTAGGCTATGCTGTATTTGTCTCTAAGTTAAAGGATGGTCAAGTAGTAGATATGTATTTAGATCTTGCAGATGCAGATCATAGTAAAGCACAACTTGCAAAAGTACATGCTTGTATTAGAGAATTAGCAGCAGAGTCCGGATATAGTTTTGATGACATGAAGTTACTAATTAAAAGTGCTTCTGGTCTAGAAGATAAATCCTTTGCAGATTGTAGTAAAAGTGAACTGATGTTAGCTATTGAAGCTTGTATACAGATTGGTGGAGAGAACTTTAATATTAATTTGCACTAGGTGCAACATAACCTTCATCTCCTGGTTCAAGAATTTCTTTTTCTGTATAGTTATCAGTATTTTTAGCTTGACTTTCTGTTTCAGCAAGTAATAATGCTACAGTATAGAAAGATCTTTGTAAATCATCTAAGTCTTCATACTTTTTAGACATAACTTCCTTTAAGTATTCATCATCTGAATTTTTTTCATGCATTTGATTGAACAAGTAAAAAGATACTGCTTTAGTCATCATATAAAAGTTCTTGTTTACTTTAATATCAAAGACTGCATCATCTTTCATTTCCTTAACTTTAACTGGCATAGTAATAATTTTAAACAAAAATAAACAAAAAATGGACTTAGAAGAAATTAAACAAAAAATGTTTGCTAAACTTGAGCCTAGTGGTTGGGGTAAAGTTCTTAAATCTTTTATATTTAGCAGTGACTTTGATGATGTACTTACTAAGTTATATACATTAAGTCAAGCTGATAAAAGATTTACTCCACCACTAAAACAAGTATTTAGGGCATTTGAAGAATGTCCTTATGATAAACTACAAATAGTAATTATTGGACAAGACCCATATCCTCAGCTTGATGTGGCCGATGGAATATCATTTAGCTGTAGTAATACAGGTAAATTACAACCTAGTCTTAGGTATATACTAGATGAGATCAATAGAAGTGTATATGGAGGTCATCCTGGCAGTTTAGATGTAGATCTTAAAAGATGGTCTAATCAAGGTGTACTGATGCTTAATACAGCTCTTACAGTTGAAGTAGGTAAGATTGGTAGCCATTATGATATATGGAAACCTTTTACTGCTTACTTGTTAGATTGGTTAAATACACATAACTCAGGTTTAGTGTATTTATATATGGGTAAGAAAGCTGAAGAGTGGTCAGATCTAACTGATGATAATACTAATATTAAATACTTTGTAAAACATCCAGCTAGTGCTGCTTATAGTGGTGGTAAATGGGATTCAGAAGGTGTATTTATGAAAATACAAATACAAAAAATAATAACTTGGTAGTATGACAGATATATTTACAAGGTTAATCCAAGAGGACTTAACTCCAAATACATACTATGTTTTACACTGTATAAGAGAAAAGATTGTACCGCATAAGTTTGTCAACAAAGAATTGGAATGCAAAAGGCTGCAAAGCAACCTTTGGCTTACAGAAAACTTGCAGCTTACAAGTAAAAGCCTTATCTTTATGGAAGAAATCAACGGTTATTTCAAAAGAACTAAGAAGAAAACTTCACAAGCTTTAATGGGCAAAGACTTTATTGCAAATATAGAGGGATATGTAGAAATATTTCCTAATATAAAACTATCCTCTGGAAAATATGCAAGAGTTAATGCTAAGAATCTAGAAGCTCCTTTTAAATGGTTCTTTGAGACCTATGATTATGATTGGGAAACCATTCTAAAAGCAACAGAAAGATATGTAGATGAATTTAGTATCAGAAGATATGAGTATATGAGGACTGCCCAATATTTTGTAAGAAAGCAGAACATAGACAAATCTTTTGAATCTGATTTAGCTACATATTGTGAGATATTAAAAACCAATCCTGATGATCAACAGATCTATTTTAGTGAAACAGTAGTATGACAAATTTCAAAATGTTAATGGTAGCCATTGTGGGAAGTTTGTTTTGTTTTACTGTTATAGACTTTTTTATAGTTGATATAAATCCAGCAGAGTATTTACTAATAGAGTTTTTATTATCAATTACTCATAGCTTCTATAACTATGTAAAGAACAAACAATTAACTAATATATAATAAAATGGCAGAATTATTTAATGGTGCACAGCCACTACAACCCGTAAGTGAGAGGGATGCTCTCAAGAAAGCATTATCCAAAATAGCTGCAAGAAGCAGAGGGGAAATTAAGTCACTAAGAAGTGCTTGGCCAAAATTTAATGATGCCTTTTGTGATGGATTAGAGTGGAGAACTATCACCGTAGTTGGTGCTAGACCTGGTACAGGGAAAACTTTATTCATGGAACAGCTTATCAGTGATATTATAGAATTCAATACTGATCAAGAGTTCCGGATACTGAAGTTTCAAATGGAAATGGTTGATGAAACCAGTGGGATAAGAAAACTAAGTCTGAATACAGGTGCTGATTACAATACATTAATGAGTAGGGGCCAGAAAATTGACAAAGCTTTATTTAATAGATGTTTGCATTATTATGATGCCACAGAAACTACTGATATTATAGATGTAGTTTATGATGCATGTACCGTAGATGAAATGTGTGCTACAATCCGTTATCAAATGGAGAAGCACAGAAGACCTGATGGTACTTTGACAAATATGTTAGTAGCTATAGATCACTCAGCTTTATTTAAAAATGGTAAGGGACAAAAAGATAAGTTTGAAATGTTAGGAGCTCTAGGTGAAGCACTCACTATGATGAAAAAGAGATATCCAGTAGCTTTTGTAGTCCTTAGCCAGTTGAATAGAAACATAGATGATCCTAAAAGAGCAATTGACGGTGACTACGGTAATTATGTATTAGATTCTGATATATATGGTTCTGATGCTTTGTTACAACATGCTGATGTAGTATTGGGTATAAACAAACCTTCTATAAGAAAAATAAGACAGTATGGACCAGACAGATATATTATAGCAGATGAAGACATACTAGTCTTTCACTTCTTAAAATCTAGAAATGGTACCACAAGAATAAGTTTCTTTAAACTTGATAGGGGAGTAATGAGAATTATTGAGATACCAACACCACCATGTGCAATGAAAAAATTGCCAACAACTTAAAATTTAATTATGAACATTAGAAAAGAAAAAGAGAAAGAGTTCTTTGTGAATCACATGAACACTTTTACTAAACTAGGGTTATCCGACCCGTTTTTTATTATTAAAACTGCATTTTTCCAGAAAGGTAAGTATGGAAGACACACTCAATTATTTGAGTCTGAGATCAGTAAAGGAGAGGACATCTATATGGAGTTCTATGATAATGTTACTGATGATAAGGGTAGTATTGTAAATATAGTTCCTTTTAGTGAGGATAGACAGCTTTTTAAATACAAAGCTAATCCATTCTATGCTGAGGAATATGATACTAAAGAAGGTAGCAACTTTAAAGGTGAGCCTTATACATTGTATACTGTTCCTTTGTCAGAGTTAGTAGCAATACTAAATGATGGCACTGAAATAACTTATGCCTTGTATGAGAAAAGAAAGGAAGAACCTAAGAAAGAGGATACATTACCTAAACTGCAGAACAGTCTAGCATTGTTTCCAAACTTTGAAGATGAATTTCCAGCAAAACCAACCAACATGTCACTTGATGAGGTTTACAATACAGAAATTGCAGATGCACCTTTATCTGAAATAACTATCAGAGATCTTGCAGCAATCATGTTGATAAAACCAGTTAGTGCCAGACCATGGTTAAATGAACTAATCAAACAAACAAAAAGTGAGATATGAGTATAGTACTTCCTACAAGTAAAGTAAAAGCTGAGAGACAGAATCCTAAGAGAATGATTATTTATTCTAAACCAAAAACTGGTAAGACAACAGCTTATGCTGGTCTTGAAGGTAATTTGATTTTGGATCTAGAGAATGGTTCTGATTATGTTGAAGCATTAAAAGTAAAGATCAATAGTTTACAAGAATTATTGGATACTGGTAAAGCAATTAAGGCTGCCGGTAATCCATATAGAATTGTTACTATAGATACTGTAACTGCATTAGAAGAAATGATAATGCCTTTGGCTGTAAAACTTTACAGGGCTACTCCTATGGGTAAGAACTATGATGGAGACACTGTAGTTACTTTACCAAATGGTGCAGGATATTTATATATCCGTCAAGCATTCTTTCAAGTATTAGATTTTATTGATACCTTAGCTCCCCATATTATTTTATCAGGTCACATTAAGGACAAGGTAGTTGATGATAAGGGTGAGATGGTTATGTCTGCTAACATAGATTTAACTGGTAAAATCAAATCTCTAATATGTGCTAATGCTGATGCTATTGGCTACATGTTTAGAAAAGGTAATAAAACTATTTTAAGTTTTAAAACTAATGAAGAAACAACATGTGGTGCAAGACCAGAACATCTCCGTAATGAAGAGATAGTAGTGACAGAGATGCAAGAGAATGGTGAACTAGAGTTTCACTGGGACAAGATTTATGTATAATTAAACAATAACAAATGGAAACAAGAACACAAATAGTCACTCAGTTAGTGGCTGCACTGCTATCAGCTCCTCAATGGAAGGAGTATGACTACTCACACATTGTTGAAATAGCATGTGATGTAGCAGATATGATTTTAAAACAAACTAAAGTAAATTAACTAAAACAAATAAAATGGGATTAAGTACAACAGACTTAGGAACAGGTGGCGGAAGTGGACTACCTAAAACAATTTCTCCAGGGAATCATGTGTTAAAGATTAACTATCTTGATCTGGAAGATTTTAAATTTATTGATGGTGCAAAACATTTGATGTTGCATGTAGAAACAGAACCTATTGAGGGTTTTGAAGGTTTCATGCTGGACAAAGATGATGCAAGCAAGGGTCATTATACAGGTCAAATTGGTAGAGTAAAAGCTAGCCAGTATGCATTTGCTGATGGTGAAACTAAATCTGGTATTAAGATTCAAAGAGATAGATCTATCTTAATCTTCTTACAGAACTTATGTAAGACTTTTGAGATCTATGACTGGTTTGTAGAACAAGATGGTAAACATAATACTGTTGATGATTTTATTGATGCATTCAATAAAACTGCACCTATCAAGGATAAGTTTCTTGAGTACTGTATTGCAGGTAAAGAATATGAAGGTAAAACAGGTTATACCAACTATGATATGTGGTTGCCAAAAGCAGAAAATAAGAAATATGCTTATGGAGAATTAGAAGCTGGTAAAGTCATGATATATGATGAAGCTAAGCATCTTAAGAAACTAGAAACTAAAGAAGTAAAAAGCTTTGGTGAGGATGATGGTTTTGATACACCAAGTAAAAGCTCTTCTGACTTCAACCTAGACTAAACAGTCTTAAGGGGAGGTTAGTTAAGTGGCTTCCCCTTAATTTTAAAATAGGTAGTATGATTTCTACAAAAAACTTAATAACTGATTTGAGTCAAGTACCTAGAGAATGGGTATTTGAGTATTATTTGAACTTAAAGGAAAAGCTATCTGGCCAAGATGTAAAAATTCTATCTATATTTAATGCACGGGACAAAGTTCCCAGCATGTTTATTTACTATGATGTAGTCTCAAAATTTTACAAGTTTAAGGACTTCTCATCTGGTAATCAGGGAGATAGCATTGAATTGGTAAAGGCTTTGTTTAACATGTCCACAAGAGGACATGCAGCATATAAGATACTTAATGATTATCAGATTTATATAAAGAACAATACTATAGCTGTAGT